GGCCTCTTGAGCGACCTTCACGGTCGTGATAGCCACGGCGATACCAGTAAGCAGGTCAATGACTGGTTGCTGTTCCATCAGCCAGTGGAGCGCATCACCGATAGCGTTGAGCACGGTTACGATGACACCACCAGTCCATTTCGCGATAGGCACGAGGAAGTTGTCTATGAACGGTTTGAGGAAGGTGTCCCAGAACTGACCGATAACTTCGCCCACAAGGCCGATAGCACCGCCTAGAGCGTTTAGGAAGGCAGGTAGAAGCTCATTCCCAGCCCAGTTGATAAACGGAGCTAGGTAGTCGTTCCAGATGTCGCTGAGGATGCGGCCAAGTGGCTCCAAGACCTTCTTCACATCATCATAGAACTTCTTGAAGGCTTTGCCGATTTTCTCTAGGTCGAACTCTCCGAAAAGCTCTTTGAACTTCTTTTTGAGCTTATCTACGAGCTTGGCGATCTTATCGCTTGCGGACTCGAATAGATCAGTGTTCCAGTCGAAGTCGTAAGCACCAACTCCGCCAGCTCCACCGCCACCGCTTCCGCCAGAGCCAGATGAGGTTGGCTCCTGGAGGACATTCATTTCATCGAAGGAAGCAAGTTGCTTGTGGAGTTTCTTCGCCGCGCCTGTGGCATCGTTGAGGTTACTCGCCGCATCGGATGCGCCAGAAGCTATACCAGCAGCGTTGTCTGCCGCCGCTGCGGTTTCGGTTACGATACCAGAAGTTGAGCCAGAGCCTCCGAATAGGACGGAGATCCAGGCGAAAGCTTCCTTTAGAATACGGACAAAGGCGGCCACATATTGACCAGCCTTGTAGATAGCATCACCAACATTGTTGATGAAGGTGTAGATGTTTTTCCAGCCAATTTCTTCGGCAACCACTGCCACGGCCTTACCGATGTTGGTTTTGAGCCTCGTGATAGCGGTGTCGATACCTGCAACGGAGTTTTGCGCGCGTTTACTCCAGCTCTCTAGCGAGCCAGTTCCGTTCTGGTCAAGATAGACCATCGCGTTCACCATATCATAAACTGTGGTTTCTCCGTTTTTGAGCGCTTCCCACAAGTCGTTGAAGTCTTTTCCAGTGCCGAGTAGTTGCTCGGAGATTTCATTCACCGCCTTAGCGTTCGCGACAACCATCGCGTTGAACTCTCTTTCAATATCGAAGGAGCCTCGGACAATAGCCTGAGACCACTGGTAGAGAGCGGTGCTCTGAACTTCGGCGGTTTGAGCACCTGAAACAATAGCATCGTTGAGTGCCTGGAAGATCTTGATGGACTGCCAGACATTCCCAGTCGCAGAGGTGAAGTATTGCACCTTTTCTGCGGCATCATTCAAAGTTGTAGGTAAGTTGAGGGTATAGTTCGCGAGTGCGTTGATAGCGTTCTTGGCTTCATTCGCGTTGATGCCCAAGTTTTCCATAACGATAGGAAAACGGTTGAGTGAGTCCAAGCGCCTTACGGCATAATCAATGTTAGAAACGACAACGGAGACCGCTTTCGTAACTGCGGTCGCCACAACATTCCCCAGAGCGATAGCACCAGCGGAGATTTTCGAGCTCTTCGCGTTGACCTTGCTTGTGAGGTCATCGAGTTTGCGCTCAACCTTCGTAACACCCTCAGTAAACTGGTCGTAACTCGCAGTGATATTTACATTGATACCGCCGAGACTTTGTTGGTCATTCATTTATTTTTGCTCCTAACATTGAAGCCATCTGCCTTGCAGTCTGCGTTTTCTTGCTTCCTGAAGATGGCTGTTTCAAAAGCGGCTTGCGTGGGTATTTCTTGGGGTTGTTTACTCCAGTAGCCACATAAGTGCCCAGGATGTGGTTGAGGTGGTCTGTGAGCCTCATCTCATCCCTTACACGATCACGATAACCTTCGGCACAGTCTCTGAACTGTCCGTAAGTTAGCTGCCAATACTCTTCTATGTGAATACCGATGCGGAAGGCTATTCTTTGGCCGTTTCGCCAGTATTCTGTGAAACTTCTTGGGCTTTGGCTACTTCCGCTTTCATCGCCGCTCGCACTTCCTCCAGGTCTATCTTCTGACCTAAAAAACCTGCGTCATTGATGCCTTCAAAGATAGTTATCAAGACATTCTCGATACCTTCCTTGAATAGTTCGTCAAAGTCATTTTCCGTCCCACCACCAGCATTGACTAGGAAGAGTAGCTCGTCCATAGAAGGGCTTTTTGATAAGCTCTGAATGGCTGAAAAGAAGTTCTTTCCAGAAGCACGCTCTGCTTTTGCGATATTGCTAGCTTTGTAGTTTAGAGTAACAGACATAACTTATTTCCTCGATTAAAGTTGCTTGGTGGGGAGATACGCTCTCCCCAGGCGACTATTCACTCTCAGATGCTGGAGTGAAAGTAGGTTGGCCAGAGATGCGGATCGTGTAGTTGAACTTCACGAGGCCATCAACGGTCTCTTCACCATAGCCAGCTTCAGCAACATAGCCAGTGAAGGCTACGGTGCCAGTGTCATCGGTGCGTTCCCATTCGCGGAGATCGCCAGAAGCGAAGAGTGCGTTGACTTTCTCGATCTGGTCGGTGTTGGAAGTAGTAACATTCTGCTCTACTTCAACAGAGCCGAAGTCCGCTGCGCCAGAGATGTATTCCTTAGCGCGATTTGGGCTATCAAGGGTGGTAACATCGATTTCATCGTGCTCCCCAGAGATGGCACCGATAGAAGCAACGCTCTTGAACACGATGTTCGCAGACTCGCTGCCTTTTTTCTTTAGGGTAAGGCTTGCGCCCATAGACCTAGTTCCTGCCATAGTTAGTTGTCCTTTCCTGCGGTGTGCAGAGTTTCAAAACGGCAGTTGATGTGGAACAGTGCTCCTGTGGGAGCTGGCACATCTGCCGAGTAGGACATCCGATAGCCGATGCCTCTAAGCGCTTCCTCGACTTCCGTCTGGATGCGCGAAGCAGTTTTGCTATCATCTGCCCAGATGTCAACAGTAGCGGTTATTTCCTGATGGCTGATAGTGTTGTCAAGCAAGAGGTCAACGCTATTGTTTTCGATACGAAAGGTGATCGCTGGCACCTCACCATCTCCAAAAGTCGCCTGAGCGCCCTGGCGGCAATAATACCCCAGTTCTTTCAGTGTTCTATACAACTCTTCTTTCGGCTGATACATTTACGATTTACCTTTCTTGATGCTTGCCTTGACGGCTAGAGCGACCATTCTCACGGCTTCCGATTTGCTTTCTAGCATCGATGGGATCATATAGGGTTGCGCTAGTTGGCCAGGCCATCCTGACTTATATTTCGGAGTGAACTTCTCCAACTTATAAGGGAAAGATGACTTGCCGCGCATCCCAGTGCCACATTCGACATAGATAGCGTATTCCGTAGGGGTGAAGACGAGCCCAGACACTGCGCCGTTTTCGAGTGGAGCGGCTGGCCTAGTAGTGATAGAGCCGCGCAGGTGTCCAGTATCGACTGGGCATCTGTTTTTGGAGCGAGTTTCTATCAGTGCTAGTCCGCGGTTTACCCCACGCATCACGGCAGGCTCTAGTCCTTGTTTGAGCTGCTCGAACTTGACGAGCAACTCGGAGACACCAGTGAGTTCAAGCTCTATTGTTTTTCCCATTTTCGTCCCATAATCGTCTTATGAGAGTCAAAGGGCAGAACATCTACGGCCACATACTTTACACCCTGATATAGAAGCAAGTCGTCCACTTTCACTTCAACATCAGTAGCGCAAGTGATTTGGATGTCGATATTCTCAACGAGACCGATTTCACTTTGTTCTTCACCTAACACGGTGAAACGGACATTTCCTTTGAAGGTGCTCTTGACGGTTTCTCCGCTCTTCACAACCCCACCTTCGTCATCCAGCGTTTCCGTTTTGTCCAAAATAGATACCTCTTTGTCGTAGAAGGCATTTGAGATAGCAGTCTTGGCTTTATCTGGAAATAGCACGGATCCTCCGATATGGTTGTAAAAGTTTGGCGAAGCCGCCGAATAGTTCGCCGTCCTCTACGGTCGCCAGGTAGTTCCTGGTGGCATCACCGTAAGAGATCGACTGACCGTTGTCGCTGATGGCTTTGATGCTGGTCTCCACATCATCGCTAGCGAGGTTGTGAGAAGTTTCCCTGAAAGCAGAAGACACAACCTTAGCTACGATTTTGACTAGGCGCGGATCGAACTGGGTTTCCAGGTCGAAGCGGAGATACATCGAAACCCTGTCGGTGATTTCCTCAGCTACATATTGTAGGAGCTCATCATCTTCAATGGTTGTATTGATGGTCTTCGCTGCCTCAGCTACTTCGCTAACGAAGATGTCGTGGTCTAAAAGTTGTGTCTCTGCCATAGGTCAACCCTCCTATTCGGACTCACCGCCCTCGATGTCTTCGATCTTGCCGATGAGGTCAGGCATCACGGCCTTAGTCCCAAAGGAGTAGAAGAGCTCGATGGCATATGCGTTCGAGAGACCGATGCGTTCTGCATCGTATGGGGTGATAGCAACAGGCTGAGCGACTGCGCCGTGATACATAATCACGAGGTCAGCGGTCTGGCGAGTGTTGCTGTAAACGCGAGCACCGTGGAATAGCGGAGCTTGCCGTAAGCTTTCGGAGTAAGGGAGATTTCGATGTCAGCACGGTCAACACCATCAACCCAGTCGTTGTTGGTAGTTTCGATTTTCTGAATAGCGGCTTCAACGATGTCCTCGATGCCAGTGGCACTCGTGGTGATTTCGGTCGCAGCATCTTCAGCGCAAGCGAAGAAAGCGCGGTCGAGTTCGGCGGCCATTCTCTTGCTATGGTTAGCAGTCCTGCGGTCGATGAGACCTTGCACTGCGTGCATAGTGATGTCCTTACCTTCAATTTCCTCGATAATTTCCTTATCGGTATCGATGTTGATGGTAACTTTGCCGTTGTTTAGAAGGTTGCCACCTTTGCCAGCAGCACGAGCGGTGCCGTAAGCGTTGGAAGCAGAGTTCTTGAAACGGTTGATAACAACAGAACCAGTGGTTGGATCACCAGAGTATTCAGTGTT